AAGGAAGCATATCAGTTAGCTAGGAGTAGTTATTCTTCTGAGTTTAGGAGTGACTATGAGAAGTTACTGGTTGGGGCTGTTGTTGGTACGGCTAAGGTTGATGTAATAGCTTTGAAGGAGATGGGTGTGCATAGTAGATGGTTAGAGTCTAAGTGTAATCCAGAGGAGTTTGGTGATACTTCAAAAGCCATGATGCAGTTGAAGAATGGAGATACTGAGATTAACATTGCTTGGATGACAGATGGCACAGGTAACGATACCGTATAAACCTCGTGCGTCTCAGGCTGAAATGCACAACAACCTAAGACGCTGGAATGTTTTAGTCATGCACAGACGTTTTGGCAAGACTGTTTTTGCAGTTAATCATTTAATTAAGGAATGTTTGACCTGTCCATTGCCAAGACCAAGGGTTGCTTTTATTGCCCCTACCTTTACGCAAGCTAAAAGAATTGCGTGGGATTATGTTAAATATTATGCCAGTGTAATACCAGGCGTAGCTTTTAATGAAACAGAGCTGCGAGTAGATTTTCCCAATGGTGCAAGACTGATGTTATTGTCTGCCGAGAATCCAGATGCCCTCAGAGGTATTTATCTGGACTTGGCTATCTTTGATGAATATGGAATGCAGAATCCAAGGGTATGGGGGGAGGTAGTACGACCAGCCTTGTCTGACAGAGAGGGGGCGGCTGTATTTTTGGGAACTCCTGCTGGTCATAATCATTTTTTTGATTTACTGCAACAGGCAAAGAATGAATGTGAAGAAGGCTCGGATAAATGGTATTGGAAGACGGTAAAGGCTTCTGAGAGTGGTATTGTAAAGGAAGAAGAATTAAAAGCAGCTAAACAGCAAATGACAGAGGAACAGTTTGACCAGGAGTATGAATGTTCCTTTACAGCCAGTATTATTGGTGCTTATTATGGCAAGTTAATTGCAGAGGCAGAAGAGAGTGATAGAGTTACAAAAGTACCTTATGACCCTTCCATGCCAGTGCATACAGCGTGGGATTTAGGAGTAAATGATGCGACTGCTATTTGGTTTGCTCAGACGTATCGTGGGGGTGCGATACATATTATTGATTATTACGAGAACAGTGGAGTGGGTCTCGATCACTATGCGGAAGTTCTTAACAGGAAAGACTTCGTATACGGTGACCATCTCGCACCACACGACATCGAAGTCAGAGAACTTGGGTCTGGCAAATCGCGTCTGGAAACGGCTTTATCGCTGGGTATCAGGTTCAAGGTAGTACCTCGCATGAAAGTAGCAGATGGTATCAATGCAACAAGGATGTTGCTACCGAAGTGTTTTTTTGATAGAGATAAAACACAGGATGGTTTAGATATGTTACGACAGTACCGACAAGAGTGGGATGATAAGAAGAAAGTGTTTCGTGACCATCCACGACATGACTACACATCTCATGCAGCCGATGCGTTTCGATATTTAGCAACTGGGCTAGAGCAAAGGACCAGAATGGTACGACCACCACAAACCGTTGCTGTTAATGAATATAATCCTTTTGCCATGTAAGGAGAAGTAAAATGAGTTTTCTGAGTCCACCTCGTATGGTTGCACCACCTCCCCCACCTCCACCACCACCAGAGCCAGATATGGAATTAGGCGCTGCACTTGCTGAAGAAGGGCTTAGAAGGCAAGGAGCAGGACGTTTTAACAGAGGCTCTACCATTGTTGCAGGATTACTGAATCAGGATACTGGTACACGTAACACGATGATAAAATGATTGACGAAGAGCTAAAAGCATTACTCAAGCGGTTTGATTATGTAGAAGACCAGCGTGATACATGGAACACGCACTACCAAGAACTCGCTGACTTCATGCTTCCCAGAAAAGCAGAGATTGTTAAAAGACGTTCCAAAGGCGAAAAGCGCATGGAACAGATATTTGATGGAACAGCGTTGCAAGCGGTTGATTTACTCGCATCGTCTTTGCATGGTATGTTAACGAGTGGTGCATCGCCTTGGTTTCATCTGGATGTAAAAGATACCGATATAAATCGTGATGATGATGTACGAGAATGGTTGCAAGATACATCGATGCGAATGATGCGATTGTTTAATCAATCAAACTTTGAAACCGAAGTGCATGAATTGTATGTTGATTTGGTTGTATTTGGTACAGGCTGTATGTTTATTGAAATGGGAGAAGACAATCAGCTTCGGTGTTCCACACGGCACATCTCCGAGTTTTACATACAAGAAGATTTACATGGTATGGTAGATACCGTCTATAGAAAGTATGAATCTTCTGCCAAAGCAGCAGTGCAGAGATTTGGTGAGGAGAATGTTGGAGACCATATTTCAAAGGTATTCAAAAAGAATCCAGAAGAACCCGTTGAGATATTACATATTGTTACCCCTCGTATGACACGAGATATTACCAAACGAGATAATATAAATATGCCATTTGCTTCGGTCTATGTGTGCAATAAAACACAGATGATATTATCCGAAGGTGGCTTTGAAGAAATGCCGTTCATCGTACCCAGATTCCTAAAAAGCACAGGTGAAATCATGGGGCGCTCTCCTGCGATGACGGCATTACCTGATGTAAAAATGTTGAATCTTATGAGCAAAACAATCATTCAGGCAGCGCAAAAACAAATTGATCCCCCTTTGCTTGTTCCTGATGATGGCTTTATGTTGCCTGTTAGAACACAGCCTGGCGGTTTGAACTTCTATCGTTCAGGCACACGAGATACCATTACGCCATTGAATACAGGTAGCAATACCAATGTGGGTTTGAGTATGGAAGAACAAAGAAGACAGGCGATTCGCTCTGCCTTTTATGTAGACCAGATACTTGTAGGTGGTTCTCCCAACATGACAGCGACCGAAGTAATACAAAGACAGGAAGAGCGAATGCGAGTGATTGGTCCTGTTCTTGGAAGATTAATGAATGAAATGCTACGTCCTTTGATAGACCGTGTGTTTGCTCTCATGTTACGAGCCGATATGTTGCAACCAGCACCAGCGTTAATACAGGGAAGAGATGTAGATATTGAATATGTATCCCCACTCGCTATGGCACAAAAATCCAGCAGCTTGAACAATACCATGAAGGCATTGGAGATACTCATGCCATTAGCACAGGCACTACCTGTGGGTGACCATATTGACCCAGATGGATTGGTACGACACATTACCGATAGTTTGGGTGTACCGAAAATGACATTAAAATCTCAACGTGAAGTAGATGCGATGAGACAACAACGTCAGGAAATGGAACAAGCAATGCAGGAGCGTGAGGCAGTATCACAAGATGTAGCTGATACCGCGCAAGCAGCACAAGCAGTTAGAATGGTGAGTAAATAATGGCAGAAGTACAATCAATCGAAAATGAAGCCTACACACAAGAAGCAAGGCAAAAAGAAATAGAACAGCTAAGAGATATGTATACTCAAACATTTACATCTAAAAGTGGCAAAAAAGTATTTAATGATTTAGCTAATCGATGTCACTGGATGACAACGACCTATGTATCAGGAGATGCAAACGCATCTGCCTTTGAAGAAGGAAAACGTGCTGTTTTCTTACATATCAACAATATGATTAATAAGGAGTAAAAATGGAAGAACAAGCAGTCGAACAGGTAGACCAGCCATCTACAACGGTGTTAGAAACACCAGCAGAGGTAGCACAGGGCGGTTCTGGTAACGATTTCTTAAACCAGTTGCCAGAAGAATTACGATCACATCCAAGCCTATCACCGATAAAAGATGTGGGTAATCTAGCCAAATCCTATGTCAATGCACAACAACTCATTGGTGCAGATAAACTGGCAGCACCCAAAAACCCATCCGAAGAACAACTTACTAAAATACATCAGTATCTAGGTGTACCAGAAACAGCCGACAAGTATGATGTGGTTGTTGATGGAAACGTAGTTACAGAAGAAGTTGCTAAAAATTTCAAAGACATAGCACATAAACTTAACCTAACACCTAATCAGGTAAGTGGTGTAATGGAGTATTACAAATCAACCGTAAATACATCACAGGAACAAATCAGCCAACAACAGGAAAGTCTCAAAGAAGAAACCATTACCAATCTAAAAAAAGAATGGGGTCAGGCATATGATGATAAACTGGCTGGTGTAAAAGGATTGCTTGGTAAGTTTGGTGATTCCGATATTTATGAGTTGCAATTAGCAAGCGGTTTGAAGTTTGGCGATGACCCACGAGTGATAAAATACTTCTCGCAGATGGCAGACTTCGTAAATAAATCAACAAGTGAGGATACGATTGCCGATGCTACGCAAACACGAAAGCTTACGCCAAATGAAGCACAAGCAGAAATCGATGCTATTATGAACTCACCCGAATATACCGATAAAAAGAACTATGTCGCACGACAAAGAGCCATATCGCGTGTCAGTGAATTGATGGAAATGGTGCATGGATAAGGAGTCCTACATTCTAGCACGAAACGAATTAATATGTAATCTCTTGCAAACCTGTGCAAATAGAGATATTTTAGATACGAACCAGCTAAAAGACAAAGCGGACGCGCTTTGGGGTTGGGTTGTTAAGGGTAGCGATACACATCGTCCTGAAGACAATCGGATAGACGATAGTTCTATGGCAACTAAAAAGCCTAGAGGTGTCCGTAAGGGTAGCACATCGACAACAGTATAAACGCAATTTGTGAAAGAAGGAGTTAATTATGTCTTCACAAGTCACAACCGCGTTCGTACAACAGTATTCTGCCAATGTGCAAATGCTGTCACAACAGATGGGCAGCCGTCTGCGTGATGCAGTTCGCATTGAGAATGTTGTCGGTAAGAACGCATTTATAGACCAAATAGGTAAGGCAACAGCGCAACTGCGTACATCTCGCCATGCCGATACACCACAACTTGATACCCCTCATGCAAGACGTAGATTAAGTTTAGCATCCTATGAGTATGCTGATTTAATCGATGACCAAGATAAGGTGCGTATGTTAATCGACCCAACATCTTTTTATGCACAAGCCGCAGCAGCAGCTATGGGTCGTGCAATGGATGATGTGATTATCACAGCAGCACTTGGTACAGCATCAACAGGTGAAACAGGTTCAGGTTCAGCAACACTTGATGCAACAAACAATATGGTAGGTTCATCATCATCAAATGATGGCTTGACTATTGCCAAATTGCTTGAAGCCAAACGTAAACTGGATTTGAACGATGTTGACCCTTCGATACCACGTTACATTGCAGTAGGACCAAAGCAGATTGAAGATTTGCTTGGAACAACTCAGGTGACCAGTTCAGACTTCAACACAGTAAAAGCATTAGCTCAAGGGGATGTAAATTCCTTCTTAGGCTTTGAGTTTATCATGACAAATCGTTTAGATGTTGATTCAAATGATATTCGTTCCTGCTTTGCATGGGCTGAAGATGGACTTACACTTGGTATTGGCAAAGATGTTTCTGCACGTATTGATGAGCGTTCCGATAAAGGATATGCAACTCAAGTGTATTATTGCATGGACATTGGCGCGGTGCGTATGGAAGAGTCCAAAGTCGTTAAAATCTTCTGTGATGAAACACCAGATTAAGAGTAGGAGATTAGAAAATGGCTAATGTAAACACAACCCTCGTTTCTAACATGTTGGCATTGCCCCAGGTGGCATCCCCATCTAGGACTTTGCATGGCGTAAAACGAGTAGCAATGGGAACAATCGCACTGGCATCTGGTGATTTATCTGCCTCAGATACAGTGATGCTTGCTCCGATTCCTTCAAATGCAGCAATCGTAACCATCAAGTTATTCAACGATGACTTGGATTCTGGTACGACAAACACCTGTGACGTAGGTGTATATTCGGAAAGTGACGGTACATTTACCGCACTGGATGATGATGCTTATGCGTCTGCAATCACTGACCTTCGTGGTGCAGTAGGTGGTGTTGGAACAGATGTTACGTATGAAGCACGAAACATAAACACAACAGGTCAGAGAGTATGGGAAGATGCAGGTCAATCATCTGACCCAGGCGGTCACTTGTTCATCGGATTATTATTTGATGCAGCAGGGGATACTGCTGGTGATTTATCTTTCGTGATTGAGTATGTTGTAAACTAAACTATGAGGGGCAGAGCGATCTGCCCTTCTTTTACTAAGAGGTGAGAGTATGTCTTCTGTTGTTGATATTTGTAATGAAGCTATGGATTTATTAGGGGCAGCTACCATTACTTCCCTTGATGAAAACTCCAAAGAAGCCAAACTCTGCAACCGAAGATTTACCACCGTTAGAGATCAAGTATTACGCTCTCACCCTTGGAACTCAGCGATACGAAGAGCAACCCTTGCCAAAGATTCTGCTACCCCAGCGTTTGGATTTACCAATCAGTTTTCACTTCCTACTGACCCATTTTGTTTGCGTGTATTATCATTCTTTACGGATAGTATTAATCAAGACATTGCTGCTTATGAAACTCAGGTTATGTTTAAAATAGAAGGCAGAAAAGTATTATCCGATGAAACAGCGTGTAAAATTATTTTTGTAGCACGAGTTACCGATACCGAAGAATATGATAGTTTACTTTCAAGTACGATAGCACACAAACTGGCATCTGAAGTTGCCTATGCCATAACAGGAAGTGCATCGTTATCAGGTCAGATATTTCAGTTATACCAAGCACGATTATCCGAAGCCAAAGCAATGGATGCAATGGAAGGTGTACCAGATAGATTAACATCGAGCGAGTTTATTGACGTAAGAGTGTAATATGGCACGAGTATCAACCATTGTTACCAACTTCCAGTCAGGTGAGTTAACGCCTAGATTAGAAGGAAGGGTTGATTTACAAAAATATAATGCAGGGGTTCAAACCTTGCAAAACATGGTGGTTTTTCCTCAAGGCGGTATTACCAGAAGAACAGGAAGTTTTTATGTGCATTCATCAAAAGATGGCGGTGAAGTACGTTTGGTAAACTTCGAGTTTGGTGCAGATACTGCGTCGGAAGAGCCTGTATCCTACGTGCTGGAGTTTGGACTAAACTATATTCGTTTTTACAATGATGAGGAAATACTTACCGAAGCAACAAAATCCATAACTGGAATTACAGCAGCAAACCCAGCGGTAGTTACCGCTTCTTCTCATGGATACAGCAATGGCGATAGGGTGTTTATCAAAGGCATTGTGGGTATGACGGAACTCAATAACAGAGAGTTTACTGTAGCAGGAGCAACAACAAATACATTTGAATTATCAGGTATTGATAGCTCTGCTTTTACAGCCTATTCTTCAGGCGGCACATCTGGCAAAATCGTAGAGATAACCACGACTTATACCGTAGCACAGGTAAAAGAATTGACTTTTGCACAATCAGCAGATGTGATGTTTATCGCGCATCGCAGTCATGCACCAGCGCAGCTTACACGAACAACGGCTACGTCTTTTACATTAGCAGATGTAGATTTTGTAGATGGACCTTATGAAGATGAAAACATCGGAACAACAACCATTACATCGGATGCCAATACAGGAACAGTAACACTTACCGCTTCGGCTGATTTATTTGCATCATCGGATGTAGGCTCTTTGTTTCGATTCCGAGATATTGTTGAAGTACAACATGATGCGTGGGCAACAGGAGATACCTATTCACAGAATGATTTAGTACGACATAATGGTAATGTGTATAAAAAAACAGATGCAGGAAGTGGGGAGTCTACTGGAGCGCAAGCACCTGTTCATACATCTGGCTCAGAAGTATATGGCAATCATACATGGCAGTTTCAGCATAGTGGAACAGGATTTGTAAAAATTACAGCCGTAGCAAGTGCGACATCAGCAACAGCCGTGGTACAAAACAACTCGGTAAATGGAAATATCAATACACTTGTTTTGCCAAAAAACGCTACAGATGGAACAACACGCTGGTCACGAGGTGCATTTAGCAGTCGAAATGGATTTCCAAGAGCCGTTGCATTTTATGAAGAAAGATTGTTTTTTGCTGGTACAACCGCACAGCCACAAAGTATTTTTGGTTCGGTAACGGATGATTTTACCAATCATAGTCCTGGCACAAACGATGATGATGCGATTAATGTTACGATTGCATCTGATCAAGTGAATGTAATCAAGCATATGATACCAGGACGGTTCTTGCAAATCCTTACTACCAGCGCAGAGTTTACCTTATCAGGTGGCACACAAGGGGCTGCAGTGACTCCCACATCGGTAAATGTATTACGAGAAACAACTTTTGGTACATCAAATGTACGCCCACTTCGAGCAGGAGCAAGTACAATACTGGTGCAAAAAAGTGGTGAGAAAGTAAAAGAAGTTACCTTCGATTTAAATACGGATGGTCTGGTGGGAAGAGACTTAACGATATTAGGAGAACATCTTGCTAAAGGTGGTTTGGTGGATATGGTATGGCAACAAGAGCCAGAACTCATATTATGGTTCGTGCGTTCTGATGGTGTTTTGATAGGACTTAGTTATGACCCTGCTAACAATACAGTTGGATGGCATCAGCATCCGTTTGGTAACTCAGGGTTTGTTGAGAGTGTTACATCCATACCAAGTGGTACAGAAGACCAAGTATATTTATCGGTCAAACGTACCATCAATAGCTCTACGGTACGACATATTGTGTATTTAAAATCCTTTAATTTTAGTCAGAAAATACGAGATGCGTTTTTTGTAGACTCAGGTGTAACGATTGAAAACACCGCCAAAACGATTACAGGTGTGTCTTTGTCAACCGACCAAGTAAGCAGTGTTACCATCGACCATCAAACATTGACGGTTACATCCTCCTCTCATGGTTTTAGTAATGGTGATGATGTGGTTATCAATGATGTCGTTGGTATGACCGAACTGAATGGGGATAGTTTTACCGTATTTAATTCACAAACCAATACCTTTGAGTTGGCAAACCCAGCAACTAAAAGCATAAAATCAATTAGCAAAGCAAACCCAGCTAACATCAATATTGATAATCATGGTTTTGCGACCAATGACCAAGTAGCTATTTTTGATATTGTAGGTATGACAACGGTAAATAATACAGGGGTTATTGTTACCAAAGTAGATGATAATAACTTTACGATTGGTGTGGATTTAAGTGCAGCAAGTGGTTTCCCAGCAGCCAAAGTAAACAACGGAAGTGGTATTAGCAGTGGTGCAACAGTTATTGATATCGATAATGTGTCAGGTACAATATCAACAGGTATGGTAGTTACAGGTACAAACATAGCTTCTGGAACAACCGTTGTTGCATTAGCTGGACAAGCTAAGATTACCTTATCTACTGGTACGACAGGCGCAATATCCGATAATGCTGATTTGGTATTCTTACCGAATAGTGGTGTGGTGCGTAAGGCAACCAATGGAACACTTTTTACAACTTACATATCAGGTGGTGAAGTTCGCAAGAAAATATCGTCTATTACAGGAGTTAATCACTTAGAAGGTGAAACCGTAGCGGTATTAGTAGATGGAGCAAGCCATGCGGATAAGACTGTAACAAATGGTAACATTACGTTAGATAGAAGTGGTGGTGTTATTCATGTTGGATATAATTATGACTCATTGGTAGAAACTTTGCGTATGGAAGCTGGTGCTGATGATGGTATATCACAAGGAAAAATCAAACGCATACATGGTGTAACGGCACGATTCATTGATACCGTAGGAGCAGAAACAGGACCAGATTTAAATAATCTTGACCGTATGCCATTTCGTGATAGTAGTATGCCTATGGATGGAGCAATACCTTTGTTCAATGGCGATAAAGAAATATTCTTTCCATCGGGATATGATAATGATGCTCAAGTCATCATACGACAAAACCAACCCTTGCCTATGACGATACTGGCGATTATGAGAAGGTCTAATACATTCGATGCTTAAGTTAAGAACATTTGATAAAAAAGATATTGAAAACATAGACTTAGACTTTGTTATTGAAAAACAACATAAAGACGCATTTGTTGCACCAGACCATGTGCATGGTTATACATTGACCGACGATGATGTAATATTAGGCATGGGTGGTATTCACAAGATGTGGGGTAAAGTTGCAGAGGGTTGGTTTTTTATATCAAAGCAAGGTAAGATAAAATACAAGTCAGTAGTAAAACACACCTATTATATGTTTGATGTGATTGAAACAGAGAATGAATTAGATAGAATACAAGCAAGTGTTTCAGCAGATGACCCAACAGCTATACGATTTGCAAAATGGTTGGGGTTTGAAAATGAGGGTTTGATGAGACAATATGGTGTAGATGGCGGTGACTATTACCGCATGGCGAGGATAAAGTAATGCCTGATGGTGGATTAACAGCATTAGCCGTAGGTGGTCAGGTTCTTGGCGGTATCATGGGTTCAAAGGGAAACCAAGCTGCTGCTCGTGCTGCACAACAAGTAGCTGAATTTAATGCACAGGTTGCTGAGAATGAAGCAATCCTTTTACAAAGGCAGAAAAGAGAAGAAGAAGCTGCGCTTAGAAGACAGTCAGACAGGCTTATTAGCACACAAAGAGTGGCAACAGCAAAGTCTGGCATACAAATGTCAGGCAGTCCATTACAAGCACTAGCAGACGCTTATTTCAATACAGAAAAAGATGCAGCACGAATACAATATGCATCGAGTATTCAGCAGATGCAAAAAGAGTCTGAAGCAACCTTATCACGGCTTGAAGGACAAGCAACAGCGCAAGCATTTAGAATACAAGCACAACAATCGCTACTCGGTGGGTTTACCGATGCAGCAGCAACAGGAGCAAGTTTAGTCTGATGCCTAGAATACCATTATATAACAAAGGTTTAGGACCAACACAAGAATTAGCTGCTGGTCAGTTATCACCACGAGCAAGTACAGCAGCCTTTACCGCACCAGGAAGAGCCTTTGCAGGGTTTCAGCAAACATTATCAAAAGCAGGAAAGGTAGCTGCTGACTTTGAACTAGCACAACAAAAGATAAATGCAGATACGTTAGATACTGACGTAAAATCTACATTGGATGAAGAGTTTTCAAAATTAGAAAGACAAGAGTTAGATGATGTATCTTTGTATGAAGAAGAGTTGGAAAAAATACGAGAGAAAATAAACACTAAAATTGAAACTGCTCCAAGAATAAACTCAAGACTTAAATCAACGGTTCAAAACAATTTCGATACACGCTTTTCAGCTTTATCTGTTGGTGGAAAGCAAGTTACTTTTGAAAGAAAAAGAACAAATTTAGCTAATTCATTTATCAAGGGATTAAATTCAAATGCTGAAAATGCACGAAAACATCCAGATTTAGCTGAAGCACTTAATTCAGATTCACAATTTATTTACCAAAGTGCAAGAGAAGCTGGTGTGGAAAACATGCTTCCAATGAGTTCCGAAGAATATTTTTCAAATTTTAAATCGGAACAAATAGCTATTGGTTTACTCAACACACAAGAAAAAGTGCAAAACAAAACTCTTACATTAGCACAAGCGCAAGAAAACTTTAATGCCGCAGAAAAACAAATAAAAGAAAGTTCTCGTTTGAATGAAATTACATTTCAAAAGGAGCAAGATTTATTAGCTGATTTACAATCTGTTAGACAAAACTCAGAGGTTATGTTTCTTGATAATAGTATTGAGGTTGTTCGTTTTAGTTTTCCAAATTTTGATATTGATACAGTAAATACAATTCAAAGTGGATTGCAACAAGGAAAAACAGAGTTTGTCATAAAAGATTATCAAGGATTAGATACTAAAATATCATTCGAAGGATTATCGCAAGAAAGCTTAGATAAAATTAATGATGAACTTATTCGATTGACAAGCACCAAAAGAAGTCTTGAAAGAGATATTATTATTGGACTTCTGGGAGAAATGCAAAAAGATGGTGCGCCAAATGAAGCTTTTGAAAAAGCATCAGATGCTTTAAGAGATGGAGAAGAATTTACTTACCCAAAAAAAGATGGCTCAATAATTTCTATTAATTCTTCTTTTCTCAAAGAAGCCGTTCAACAGGAACTTTCACAGTTTACAAATACTTTCTTAGAAGACCCTGAAGAATTATCTCAAAAAACAATACAAGATTTTGGTGAAAAAGTAATAAATTCAATTAACTCAAAACCAGATATTGAAAATATCATTCTTGGGCGTTCTGATAATATGAGTCAAAATGAATCAGAAGAAATTACTGCGATAACATTACAAACATTGACTCAATCTACGGTACGAAAGTTACAAGTTACACAGGATGAAAATGAACGTGCAGTGTTGTTAGATAGACTAAATGATATTGAACAAATATTAACAAGCCCATTAAATGACCAACAACCTTTTGAATTTAGAACAGATAATATTGGTAAAATAGCAAACAGCACTTTAAATCAAATATCTGAAATTGAAAAAAAAATTTTCAAACAGAATGTTGAGGAATCAAAAAAAGAAACTATAAAACAGACTATTGAACAAGGCAAGACATCATCTTTAAAATCAATAGGTGTCCCACAATCAGAAATAGACGAAGTTGCTTTACAAACAATGTTTGAAAAAGATGATGATGAAAATTTAAGTGCAGAAGAAAAAACAAAATTAATTGTCAACATTGCTGAAGATACTGGAACAAAATATGTAAGATGGTCAACTTTGTTGGGAGAAGGTTATAAAAACGGTATAAATGCTAATTTGACCCCAGAATCAGAAGATTTCAATTCAATTATTGAAGGGTACAATCTGTATCAGTTTTTAAAAAACTATAAAACAGTTTTAGGTAATCATGCTAAGCCAGAACAAAGAGTATTTTATGATGAGTTAGAAAATAGATTGCCTTTTGAACCGATTGAAAAAGCAATATTAAATACTAGAAAAACATTAGAACTAAAGTTTCCAGACGATATTGCAAACGCACAGTTAAATGATGCAATGGATAATTTACAAAAAGATTTTGACAAAGGATTTCTTGGATTTTTTGGAGGAGAAGAACCGTTAAACAGAGTTGCAGCGCAAAACATTCTTAAAGAAAGAGCAAAGGATTATTTGCAAATAGGAGAAGCTAGAACTGGAAAAGAAGCTCTTCAAAAAGCAAGTGAGGATATCTTGCTTGATTATGTTTTTGTGGAAGGGCATTACCAAATAAAAGATGATTTTAATACAAATGAATCTTTATTTAAAATTAGTATTGAAGAAACTAAAAAAATGTTACTGGAAGAATCTTCTAATAAAATAAGAGAAAAAGTAATTTTAAACCCACTAGAACAATACGAAGCAAAAGATTTAAAAATTGTAAAAAGTGAATTTTTTGATAAATACATTATTACAGATGACGGCGGAAGACCAATTGATGGCATCGTACTTAATGAAAAAGGTGAGGATACATTAATTAGAAGATTGATTACAATTACACCAGAACAAATGAGAGAACTTGGCGAAAAAAATATAGAAGAAGGTCTGATACAAAAAAGAAAAGAAATTCAACAAAAACAAATAGATAACCTTAATAAAAAGCCAACACCTCTTGGAAAAGATGTTCAATCTGTAAAGAAATTTTATAATGAAAGTTTGTTAAAAAAAGATTTTGAATCTTTTGTTAAAGCACTTCAACAAGCAGAAGAAAACGCTGACAAGTTTCGTAATAAAAAAGGTATTGTAAATGAATGATATTTTCAATACACCTTTAAGAAAATCCTTTAGACGAGTTCTTGCTGATGAAAAACGGTTCGTTGCAAGACAACAAAAAATAGCAGAAGAACAAAACAGAGTTGGTTTCTTTGATGCAGCACAAGCAGCATTGGAAAAAGAAAATAGTTTGTATTGGTTTTTAAGTGGTCTTAATAAAGACGATTATGAAACAGATACATCTAACTGGCTTGATGACAAAACATTTGATGAACTTACAGAAGGTCTGCCAGAGGAAAGTTGGGATTATTTAGAAGAAACTGTAAATCTTAAACACGCAAAAGACCTTAGAGTAAAAGCATTAAAGAGTTTAGAGAATGAACAAACACTTCAATCGTATGGATATGGTGGTGTTGCATTACGAGTTGGTGCAGCTTTAACAGACCCATTAGCGATAGGTGCAAGTGTCGTAACAGGTGGTGCATTAGGTCCAGCCATCTGGGGTTCAAAGGCAACCCGATTAGGAAATGCCTTTCGTGGTGCATTGGGTGGTGCAACAACAAACGCTGCTATTGAAGGGTATCTTGTTAGTCAAGACCCAGTAAAAGACCCTTATGATATTTTGTATGGCACAGCAGCAGGATTGCTTCTTGGTGGTGCGTTTGGCGGTTTGGCAAAAACAGCACAGCCAGATTTAGAAGATGCAATAGTTGGTTTGAAAAAAGCAACAGAAAATGCACAAGTTATTGATTATGCAGAACAAATGAGAAGACAGTTTGGAGATGACCCACAAGTGCAAAATTTACTTGGCTCTACTGCATTATCTACAGGTATGAACCGATGGGCAGATGATATTCAAATACCGAATATGGCTACAAAAAAAGATTTTGATAGTTTAGAAAATGCTCCTTTTTCTATAGGCAATCTTCTAATCAGATTTGATATGGTTGGCAGAATGAAACAAAGTTTGTTGAATACAGTGAGAAAAGCAGCATCTTTATTTGGCGAAGATGGTGTTGGTTTTAACAGAAACAATGCAACCATGTCACCGACAGCAGATATTAAAAGAACGATCCTTTACAACACAGAAAGAGGAAAAGTAGCAGAAGTATTTAATCCTGCTGTAAAACAGCAAGCAAAAACAGATGGTGTGAATATTGTTCAAAGAAATTTTACAAGCTATAGACAAAGATTTGCAGAACAGGTAGCAGACCAAATAGAAAATCCAAGAGCAGATGTTTCAGATGCTGTAAAAAAAGCAGCTAATGTAATTTCTTTATCTTTTAGAGAACTTTTAAGAAGAGCAAAATCGGCTGGTGTAAAAGGGTTTGAGTCAATACCAGAAAACTTGAGATACTTTACCCATCTCTGGCAACCATTTAAATTTAAAGAATTCTCTGTTACTTATGGTGAGCAGAATGTAGTTAAATTATTAAAACAATCGTTATTAAATGGAGACCCAGATTTAACAGATGAGTTAGCTGAAAATATTGCTACTGGTATGGTAAGAAAAATTAAAAAATCAGAGTTTGGAAAAGACTCTGGACTGGCTCGTATATTTACAACAGATGAAAAAGACATTCTAAAAGATATATTAGTTGAAGAAGAAATACTTACAGAAGACCAAGCGCAACGACTTATAAATCTGTTTGGGAGAACACCTCTTGGAGAACCAGCAAGAGCTAAAAGAAGGTTAAAAATTGATGTAGATGCAGAACTTGCGCTCCCTGATGGAAACATTCTTCGTGTAAAAGATTTGATGAACAGAGATGCAGAACAAGTATATGATACCTATGCACAACAATTATCTGGACGCATTGCACTTGCAGAGATTGGTATAAAATCAGAAGATGATTTCAGGCAACTGAAAAGAAATATTGACGCTGAAGCCAAAGAAAAAGGCTTAGAAGAAGAAGCAAAAAAACAAGTCGAAAGTTTGGAAATACTGCATGATTTGTTGCTGGGAAGAAACCCATCATCTGCACCACTTAATGCCAAAGCAGGAAGTAAAACAGCACGAGTAGCAAGATTAATTGCTGATTACAATTTTATTAGATTAATGAATCAAGTAGGATTTGCACAAGTTGCAGAGCTTGGAAACATTATCACTCTTGGCGGTGTAAGAGGTTTAGCACAAGTGATTCCTGAGTTTGGCTCTTTGATACGAAGAACAAAAAATGGAGAATTACAAGACCAAGTTGCAAGAGATATTGTTAATTTTTTGGGTGTTGGTAATGAACGTGCTATTAACCAAGCATTTAATCGTTTTGACCCTGTTGAAAATTATGTATCACAAAACACTACTTTTTTTGATAAAACAATCGAAGGTGCTATCTCCTTTCTTCAACCTCTCAAAAGGGTTACAGCAGATATATCAGGAATGGCCCCAATAACACTTATGTTAGAACGTGCTGCTGCACGAACTGCCATGCAAAATATAACAGATGCGGCATTTAAATCAACGAAGATTTCAGCTAAACGATTGGCTGGTCTTGGATTAGACGAAGATATGGCTGATAGAGTTTATAATCAAATACGCAAACACGCTGTTACTGTAAAATCACCTTTCTTCAGAAATCAAAAACTACGACAGACAAACATGGAAGAGTGGACAGATACAGAAGCAAGAGATGCGTTTACCGTTGCTGTTGTAAGAATGACAAGAAGAAGCATACAACAAAATGATTTAGGTAATTTAAATAAATATATGACTGGAACAATGGGTAAACTCATTATTCAGTTTAGAACTTTTATGATTGTATCCTGGACAAAACAAACTTTACATGGTTTGACAGTAAGAGATTTACAGGCAGCGCAAGCATTTGCTGCTGTAACCATGTTTGCTGGAGCTTCATATGTAGCTCAAACACATCTTAATTCTTTAGGAAGAGATGATAAAAATCAATTTCTTGAAGAAAGATTAAATCCTTTAGAAATAGCAAAAGCTGCTTTTCAAAGAAGTAGTTACGCATCGTTAGTTCCAGCTATTGTTGATACAGGCGCACTTTTTTATACAACAGAACCTGTCTTTGCATACGGAAGAACAACAGGTCTAGCTTCAAATTTAATTAATGGAATACCATCTGTTGATTTAGCAAATAAACTTAGTAAAGCAGTTTTAGGTGGCAGTAGGGCCATATTAAATGACGATTTTCAATGGTCAAAATCACATCAAAGAGCTTTAAATTCATCTTTGTTTTTGCAAAATGCTATTGGTGTAAGGAACGCATTTCAAAAACTTGTTGACATTGC